ATAAATGTCGATCTCGCTGTTAGCAGTTCCATCAGAACTAACGCATGTATTTCCGTCGCCTATCCCCGTAGCCCCCAGGTCGATGTCAACATTGTATGCCGCATCGTTACCCTGGTCGCTTTGGTCTTCTGCCGTGCTTCCAGAAGACTCCCATAGCGGCCAATAGGCAATCAGATTAGCCGATTTAGTGTGAAGCACCCGCTGGAAATACGGCAGGCCGCTAGGCCCAATGCCCATGAATCCAGGTATCAGTCCACCCATATCACATCACGCTCCTACAGCTCCCATAATGCCCATTATCATTCCACCAGCCTACTTGTACCACGCCCAGGCCACGACCTCGTCCGCGCCCGGGGCCCCGTCGTCCGTCAGCCCCTTGCCGGTCGTCGCGGCCAGCGTCAGGCCGTCGCTGAAACCCATCCCGGGAGAAGGGATCGACACAGAGAAGCCGGCACCCTTGTTATCGCCTAAAGTCGGAATAGGAAGATCGCGATCCGCCTCTGTGGTGCCGACCGTCACGTCATCCGCCGCTGCGTAGAAGATCTTCAGGTAGCGTTTGCTGGCGGACAGGTTGATCACGAAGATGCCGGCCAGTACGCCGTCGCCGTCCTTGACTTCTTCTTCGGACTCGTCCAGGTCCGCGCTGAACCAGTCGTCCCAGCCGCCGCTAGACGGCGCCTCCAGCGTAACTGTCTCACCACTTGGCAGCTTCACCGCCCCCGGATTGCTGTCGGTGAAAAGTTCCTGCTCGTTGCTGTCATAAACAATGAATCTACCGTCCATCGTCATCCCCCTCGGCCTCATCAGCCGCATCATTCAAATCCTGCCTGAATCCAAACGTATCCCCATCCGGGAACATCGCCTCTCGTCTCTCGTCAGCCTCTGCCTGCGCTTCCTCCACCTCAGCCTCCGGGTTGTCCACGAGGTGCAACTGCGTCAACGCCGTCACACGCCGGATCAGGTTGTTTGCCAGCGCGAAGTCCAACCGCTGTAGCTTGACCGCCTCGTCTTCCTCGATCAGCTCCGGCCACTCGATGGACAGCGCCCCGGTGATGATGCGGCTATCAGTCAGCGCCTGCATCTGTAGCCAGATCCGGCACAAGCGCACGATCCAGCCGCCGTTGTCACGCTGGCGGCCCTCGATGTCCCGGACCCACTGCGTCATCTGCGTTTCGGAGGTCGCCCTTGCGCTGGTCAGCTCCGCGCCCCACACAAACTCTGGGATGCCCGTGTGATCAAGCAAGAGCAGGAACAGAGACTTTAGCGCGGTCTTCGTGTCCTCGGTGAATCCCGTCGCCGGTGAGGCGAACTTGAACACCGCGCCGGTGCCCAGGACTAGGAGGCTGTTGGAATCAAGATTGACCTGTGTGCGCGTGGCCGTGTACCCGTCCTTGTCTGCGTACGTATCCTGCTCCGACGGTGCATTGGCGTCGATCACGGCCTCGGGATCCTCCGCGCCCTCGACGACGGGGAGCGGGTTGCCCATCAAGCGAGCGCCGTCGAGCTGCTTGTAGATGATGTCGTCGTATTCGTCGTAGAGCGGCAGCAGCTCCTCGTGGATCGGGTGACCGCAAGTCTCGTTGCGGCTCCGACCGTGCGCCACGTGAACGATGGGGATGCGCCCGATCAAGTTGCTGAACGTTTCCTCAGAGACGACCTCCGTGCCCTTCTTGACGGTCTTGACGCGCTTCGTGGGCTCATAGCGGTCGGTGATCGTGTACTGGTCCGTCTTCTGCGTGATCTCGACCGCCAGAACCTGCCGATAGTCCAACTCGTCGCGCTCGACCGTCACGGTGTCGGGGGAGGGGATGGACAGGGAGCCGTCCGGGTTGACGACGATGTACTGGTCGCCGAGGCCCAGCGCGTCCTTGAACACGTTGACCAGGAGCGAATCGGTGTTGTCGTCCCGGTCGTCGTCATCGTCGCCGGCCTGCCCCGCATCCAGAAGCGCAGCGGTGAACTCTGCCAGCTTCGCGTCCGTGTACTCCAGACGGTCCTCGGGGTACTCGGTCTCTTCGTCTGTGCTGAGTGCAACCGTAAGCCCGGAGCCGAAAATCCACGTGGCGAAGATGTGTTCAATGCGCTTGGCGAACAACCCGCCGAGAGTGTAGCCTTTCGCCTTGCCGCGCCTGAGCCTGTCGTAGAACTCGTAATCGGGGATGGTCTCGTCAACCGTGCGGGCGTAGGAGCGGAACTTGTAGAGCGTGCTCTGGGCGCTGGCAATGACGTAGCGGCCGATCATCTCCGCGACCCGGAAGGGCCGGGAGACGATCTCGGCAACGCGCCCAATGAATCCGTTATCGCCTGCTGCCATAAAGCCCTCCGCTGCGCCTGCTGCGTCTATCCCTGCGCTCGTCTGCCTCATAAAGATTCGCCTGCGCCACCTTTATACCGCTCTCGCCAATCAGCTCCAGGCCCGTATACAGCCAGACTTCCGCGTCAAGGCGGTTTGGGGATTCAGAGTCTCCCGGTTCCCATTGGCGCCATTCTTTTTCGAGCGCCGGGAAGTGACCGACGTGATGACCACGACCCTGCTCAAATACAACACCCACCGGCTCTGCTCTAACCTGCTTTCCCCGGGTAGCCCAAACGGTTACGATCTTGACCTTGCTGCCGTCCACAATCACCCGTCCATCGTCTTTCCACTTGGTCTGGCGAATCGTGCTTTCGACCATATCCCCGCCATAGTTCTTCTCAACATAGATCGCATCTGCCTTGTTGCGGTGATAGCATTTGAGGACAGCTAGGGCCCATTCCTCTGGAGAGCATCCCGCTGGCGCCGAAGCGTCCTCCAGCGTATAGCCGTGCCAATCGCCATCGACCTTCGCCTTGCCGCCACACACAATGCCACATTCCGTCGCGCCACCAGGCGGGTCAACGCCTATGGCAACGCGGGCCAAATCGGGATGTTCCGTCATTCGTGTGCGATCGAAGTCTTCCTCCGACAAAAGTGCGTTCGGATTGTCGGTATCAACCTCATGCTGGGATTCTAGTAGATAGCTAGTCGGCCCTACGCGGTTGATCTCCCTCTCGCAGGTATCAAGCGAAAATCCACGCCAAATCGACCGCCCTTCGGTAATGATCCAACGCATTCCATCCGCAACCTGCCGTGCTTCGTACTCCAGCTCCTCGATAGCCGGGAAGGGGCCAGAGATAATACGATCCATGAGGTAGCCGGCTGCTTCGGCTTCGCCCGGACTCTTGGCTAGCTTGGAAGCAATGCTGTCCGCATGAATTAGATTCTGCACGAAGAGCACGGCACAATTAGCAGCGCCTGCCGGGAGGATACTGTCGGTCATGATCTGCTCTTTCTTCTCCGTAGCGTGCTCCGTGTCATGTTTTTCGTCCACATCATCAAAGACGATCAGGTCGGGCCGTGCCCAATCAATCTTCTGGCCGCGGACCGCCTTGTTGAGCCCGATCGCCTCTACGGTCACCCCATTGGAGGCGGTTACAATGCTGCGGTTCCAGGTACGCGAGCCATTCTTACCAATCAGCGGCTTGCCCACGTCGGGGAAGAATTGCGCTATATCCGCGCTTTCCAGCATCCGGGCAATTGTCTGAACATGCTTATCGGCTTGATCCTGTGTACCGCTAACGTACATCGCATAGATACGCATCTTCCGTGCGCAGAGATCCGCGACAGCCGCCTCAGCCACTGTGCTCTTACCCCGCCCCCGGGGCCAGAATGCACAAAAGGGTTGAGGAGCACTGTCGAGCTCAATCGCATCCACCCACCTCCACATCTCGACGTGAGGCTCGCTGAATGGATGCCAGAAGTAGGAAGCAAACATCTCCCGAACCCGCTCCCGCCAAGTATCCGGAACAGGCTTCAGCTCGACCATCGGCCCCAGGCCGTCCTCTGGAAGCCAGTGGTCAATACTAGCAATAAATTTATCGATCTCTTGAAGCGAGCCGAGCATCCAGTACCTTCTTCGTCATACCAACATGTGACAACATCTTGAGCGCCCCTGCGACTGCGTGGATCACCTCCGGATCTGATTCATCAGCCGCGCCGGCAGCACGACGCAAATAATCAATTGCTGCGCGGATCGCTTCCGGCAACTCATCAGCCCAATCCTCCTCGGCGAGCTTACGCTTTTGCTGGACAAGATCG